ACTCTTATACATGGAGATAAAAATGATATTATAAAAGGATCGTTTGCTGAAAACGTTCAAGTAGATCATAACTATGCCGCAGGTGGTACATTGACAATGACAGCAGAAAAAGAAGTAACTCTTTCAACTAAGAGCGCAAACGTTACGGCATCATCACTCGCAGTGTTAGGTGACAGCGGAACAATAGGTGGACTGAATATGGTTTACTATGGTCATACTGCGCACATACCAAGAGTCAACTCTACGTCTGTTCATGCTACGGCAATGTATGCTACAACTTTTCATGGTGATTTAACTGGTAAAGCTGATTCTGCTAATCATGCAGATTTTGCAAATACAGCTGGTGAAGCTCCAAACGGAAGTGCTGGATCTCCTGGTACAAACGTAAATGATACTACTACCGCTGCAGATTCTAATACTGTGCCACCTACTACTGCTATAATAAATGATGCTTTAGAAAATTCTGGAGTAGCAATTAAAAGAGTTCATGTAGATGACTTTAATCAATTGTTTAATAGGCTAGATCGTACAGCACATTATGGCGGAGTGTCAAAGGTAGATTTAAATACAAAAGAAGCAAGATCAAAACTTAGAGATCCAAACAACGCGAGTAACAGCACTTTTATTTCTGCTCTTATAGCAGACGGTACGATCTCTCCATTTGCTACAAGGCTTTCGCCATTGTCAACTGGTAGGATAGTTGGTAAAGATACTGTGGCGAGAAGAGGAACAGATACTTTAGGTAGAAGTCAAAACTCAACTAAATTATATAAGGCGTAAAATGGCAGTTTCAACAGTAGATTTATTAGTAGATGCAAAATACAATCCTGTATTTCAAGATAGCATAACAAGTAAAACAAAACTTGCACCTGGTATCTCAATGGCAAAGTTTCTTGGTGGTGATAATGATCCTGTAACTTTAACTCATATCACAGATGACGACCAAAAAGTTTTATTAGCGAAACAATACGTGTTACATGCCGAGGCCATGCGTACAATTAATTCTAAAGATGCTACAAAAGAATTTAAAGACTTTAGGTTACAAGTTGTGGAAGGTTTATATAGAGCTGAAGAAGGTGAAAACTTAGATGTTAGTGACGGATTAAATTATTTAATGTCAAGAGGGCAGGCTGTAGTTTACGAGCTTATAGGTTTAGATGGTAAGATTGCCATAGAAAAAACTTTTGACTTAGCTGTGTATTGGAAAGATAATATACAGTTTGATAAGATGATTTTGGATTATGATAACTATAATCCTGATAATACACTTAACGCACAAATTATTTTAGTAATGCCTGAAGTCATATCACCATGGACAGTAACTTTTAATAACAATATAGAAACAAGATATAACAACATTAATCAGGTTACAAATGAATTATTAGAGGTATTAAGGACGACTGCTAGCGCATAACCTATATAAATAGATCAAAAGGAAAATATATGCCAACAAGAGCTTTTTCAATTGAAGATGGTAACATAGGAACCGCCAACCTGCTTTCAAGCAGAGCAGAAACATATAAAGACATTGACTTGACTTTTGCTAAAAAAGCCTCAGGCGATGTTTTTAAAAAAGAACACGCGGCTGCTGTGAAACAAGCAGTTAAGAACTTACTTTTAACTAACTTTAGCGAGAAACCTTTTCAACCTAGATTTGGTGGTAACTTAAATTCTTTTCTTTTTGCTTTAAATACTGACGTCGACGATGACGATTTAAGAGAACAAATAATACAAGCAATTGAAATATTCGAACCAAGAATACAGGTATTAAACATTGACACCAATTTACGCGATGATTCACACGAAATAAAAGTCACTGTTACTTTTAAAATGATTAATACATCAGAAACTATAAGTACGCAAGTGAACTTAACGAGGTTAAGATAAATGGCAACAACTATTAGATCAACTCAATTAGATTTTGACACTATCAAAGGTAGGTTAAAAGATTTTTTAAAACAACAAACTGAGTTTGCTGACTACGATTTTGAAGCATCAGGATTAAGTAACATACTAGACGTACTTGCTTACAACACGCACTTTACCGGTTTAAACGCAAACTTTGCTCTTAATGAATCATTTATAAACACTGCACAGCTTCGAAGTTCAGTGGCTTCATTGGCAGAAGGATTAGGTTACGTCCCTAAATCATATTCGTCATCAAAGGCAGACTTAAATCTTTCTGTACAAATATCTGCAACATCAAGGCCGACATCGCTTACATTACCAAGAAACACTCAGTTCACTTCAAGCGTTAACGGTGTTACATATACTTTTCAAACTAGAGAAAATTTTATAGGTACCGACGACGGCACAGGTTTATATCAATTTTTAAATTCTACAGACGGCGTCGCTATACCAGTTTTTGAAGGAACAGAAAAAACAAAAACTTTCTTTGTAGGCGATAAGGCTGATAATCAAATTTATGTCATACCAGATATTACTATGGACACAACTACGATAAGAGTCAGAGTCTTTCCTACGGCGAGTTCATCGATTTTTGATACTTATACAAACATTAAAGAGGCGATTAGAATTACAGACACTTCAACCTTTTATCAAATAAAAGAAGTACCAAATGGTTTTTACGAGATTATATTTGGTGACGGTACCACTACAGGTAAGGCTCCTGTAGCAGGCAACAAGGTTGTCGTTGATTATCTTTCAACGCAAGGCACAGTTGCTAATGATGCTTCTTCATTTTCTCCTACTGCAGATGTAAGTGTCGATGGCGTTGATTATACGCTTATCACAACTACTGAAACTCAGTCAGCAGGTGGTGCATACAAAGAAAGTATTGAGTCAATAAGACAAAATGCACCAATAGCTTTTACTTCACAAAGAAGATTGGTAACGGCAGAAGATTATAAAGCACAGATACAAACAAACTTTGGTGCATTTTTAGATGACGTTACAGCTTTTAGCGGAGCAGATAATGTGCCTGAAAAATTTGGTGTTACTTTCATAGGTTTAAAATTTAAGTCAGGAGTCAGTGCCACTAGGCAGCAAAGCGTTAAAGACGAAATAAAAACTAACCTTACTGATAATATGGCCATAATGTCGATAACAACAGAATACATTGATCCAATAACTACATTTTTACAAATATCAACAACATTTAATCTAGATCCAGATTTAACTAGCTCAACTTCTCAAGCGATACAAACAACTGTACAAAACACTGTAAACAATTTTTTCACTACAAACCTTAAGAAGTTTAATAAAGTTTTTAGAAGATCGAATCTTCTTACTTTAATTGATGCTATTGATCCAGCCATATTAAACTCTAAAATGGAAGTTAAATTAAAACAAAGCTTTGTTCCTACTACAAACATAGCTCTTTCTTATAGCGTGGCTTTTCCGGTGGCTTTAGCAGAACCTGATGATGTTGTTCCAACTCTTACGACATCACAGTTCACTTTTAACTCTCAGACTTGTTCTATAAAGAATCAGTTAGGTACAACAAAACTTCAAATAGTTTCTATTGATGGTACTATCGAAGTTGATAACGTAGGTAGCTATAATAATTTGACTGGTGTGGTAAGTTTAACAGGATTCAAACCAACTGCTTTTGAAGGCGATGCGATAGACATATCAATCACGCCAGCAAATCAAAGCACCATAAGACCCTTAAGAAACTATATACTTGACATTGATACAACCGCTTCTACGTCAAGAGCGGTTTTAGATTTTCAAAACACGGCGGTAAGTATTTAAATGGCGATTGATTATCAAAGCAAAAGAAGACTTAAATCTTTTCAAAATAGAAAAGTTAGAGAATCATTACCTGAGTTTTATACCTCTGAGTTTCCGACTTTAGTAACTTTCTTAGAAAAATATTATGACTTTTTAGATTCTGCCGACGGTACTCATGCGTTTGGCGATAATGCAAGACAGTTTTTTGCTACCAAAGATATAAGAGAAATGCCAAGTGATTTATTAAACAACTTAGTTAGTGAACTTGCAGGTGGTTTAAATACTGGAGAAAATTTTACTGATACGAGATATGCTTTAACAAGATTAGCAGAACTTGCAAGAACAAAAGGCAGCAGGTTCTCATTAGAAGAATTCTTTAGATTGTTCTTTCAACAAAGAGCAGAGGTTGAATATGGAAAAGAATCTATATTTAAAGTAGGTGATTCCGCGAGCCAAATCGGTGTCGAGTCAATAAAGTTCATACAAAACAATGCTTTGTTTCAAACGTTTGGATTATTGATTAAAACAGGCTTGTCGGTAGACACTTGGAGCGAGTTGTATAAAAAGTTTGTACATCCATCTGGCTTTTTCTTTGCAGGACAAGTTGTTTCTGATACAGAAGCCATAAGTAGTCCAACTGCACCGATCGTATTATTTGATTCATCGCCCGGGCCAAGTGTAATATCTGAAGCAAGTGCTCCTTTCTCATTACCTTTTGTACAACTTACTTCGTTAATTGATTCTGGTGGTGGTAACGTAAGACAGTCAAACTTAAATGAACTTGTTAGTGATTATCAAAACTTTACTCTTTCAGAACTAGACACTACTTATCATACTGTAAGACAGATTATTACTCCAAACTCATTTACTTTTGATGATAGTAGCATAAGAGATAGTGATGAAAACGCTACACCTGATTTCTCATTGACATTAGAGACCATGGATAATGAAATATTTACAAGACGAGTAACTGACTCGGCTTTCTAGTATAAATAACACTATTAAGTAGGATAGAAAATGACAAGACAAAATATTAATATAGGTTCTTCTGCAAACGATGGAACTGGAGACACTCTACGTACTGCAGGAACTAAAATAAATGCAAACTTCCAAGAAATTTATACGCAACTTGGAGGTGATAGTTCTATTCTTAGTACGTTAGTATTATTAAAAGATTCAGCAAGTACCGGTGTGGTACAGTTCGAAGGAACTAGCGCAGACTCGCACGAAACAAAATTAATCGCAACTAACCCTACTGCAGACAGAACAATATCATTACCAAATGCTACAGGAACTGTTGTTCTTCAAGATACTACTGATACTTTAACAAATAAGACGCTTACTACGCCTACACTTACAACGCCAAAGATAAACGACACTAGCGCTAATCATACGTATAATGTAGTACCGGGTGAATTAGCAGCCAATAGAAACATCAACTTACCCGTGTTGAGTGACAGCGACACTATAGTCTTTCAAGCTGCTACACAAACCCTGACAAATAAAACTTTAACAAGTCCAGTCATAGGTACGTCAATAAACGATACTAACGGTAATGAGGTTATAAAAATAACAGCCACTGGAAGCGCTGTGAATGAACTTACTATTGCAAACGGTGCTTCAACAACAGGACCAACGCTATCGGCTACAGGAACCGCATCTAATCTAAACATAGCAGTTACGTCAAAAGGTACAGGTTCTGTAGAAATCAGTAAAGCAGCATTTAGTTCAAATACAATTACAGCAAATGGAGCGGCAAATACTGCTGCATCTTTTATAATAGGAAACAAAGGAAGCGCTCTGGCTGTCAGTTTAGCAGATGGTACTACAGTTGGAGAATATAAAATTTTTACGAATAAAGGAGCCGGTGTTATGACTGTGACTCCTGATAACTTTTCACAAGGAACAACATTTGCACTCGCACAACATGATGGATGCACTTGTATATGGGACGGATCAAATTGGTCTCTCGTAGGTAATCAAGGTGAAGTGACAGTAGCATAAAGGAATAAGATATGACAGCGATAATTACAGACCCTTTTAAAAAACAGTTAGTTCAAACTGTGTTTGATGAAGTTTCTTTTCCAGATTCTGCATCGACACACAGGTACTATCTAGGAATCGGTAGATCTGAGCAGTGGAATGATACTGAAACCGTTCCTACTCCTACAGATACGCCAAGAACTATAAGAAACTTAAGAGCTGGCTTACAGTCTATAAAGTCTGCAAATGATGTAACTTTTACGATACCAAGATATAATTGGTCTTCTGGAGCGATATACTCAGCGTATGATGATGATCTTGCGTCTATACCAAACGTAAACAGTTACTATGTTCTTACTGAAGATAATCAGGTTTATATATGTCTTCAGCAAGCTAAATCATCAACTGGTGCCGCGACAACTTCAACGGTTAAACCAACAGGAACATCAACTAAACCTTTTAAAACAGCAGACGGATATGTTTGGAAATTTTTATATACATTAAGTGCAGCAAGATCAAGTAAGTTTCTTTCGGCTAACTTTGTGCCAGTAGAAAAAGTATTAGATACTACAACTTTAGGAAGATCACATACGGTTCTAGAGGCTCAACAAGTTCTAGTACAAGATTCTTCAGTACCCGGTCAGATTATTGGCATAGCAGTTACAGCAGGTGGTTCAGGTTATACTAGTGCACCTACAGTAACAATCAATGGTGATGGAGTTAGAGCTGCTGCGACAGCCACCATTTCAGGTGGCGCGGTTGTAAAGATAGAATTAGATTCAAGTACTGATAGTGCTATTACTATGGGACAAGGATATAATTTTGCTAGTGTTTCAATAGCAGCTCCTTCTGGATCTGGAACTACAGCCACAGCTCGAGCCATATTAGGACCAGATAGTGGAATGGGTAATGATCCAAGAGACGAACTTAAATCTACGTCTTTGATGTTTAATACAAAACCAGCCGGAATAGAAGATAGTAATTTTATAATAGGACAAGATTTCAGACAGGTTGCTTTAATAAGAGATCCTAAAAAACCTGCTGATTCTGATTTTTCAAATTCAAGTGGAAAGGTTTTAAGATTTTTAAAGTTACAAGCATCCGCAAACGCAAACTTTTTAGATGCAACTATAACAGGTGGAACATCAGGCGCAAAAGCTTTGGTTGACGAAGTTGACAGCGATAGACTTTATTTTCATCAAACTGAAGATACAGGATTTAAAGCTTTTCAAGAAGGCGAAGCAATTACTGGTGGAGGCCAATCAGGAACGTTAATTGCAGCCGGTGTCGATGCAGACTCTGACGCTTTCACTCGAGACGACGTTAACAAGTTATCCGGACAGATACTATATATAGAAAATAGAGCACCAGTAACAAGGTCTGCTAATCAAACAGAAGATATAAAAGTTGTGATAACACTTTAAGGAAATAAAATATGGCTACTACACTTACAAAAACCGTCTTTAACTCAACATTTAAAGATGATTTTGCTGATAGCGCAGGATTTCATAGAATCTTATTTAATTCAGGCAAAGCCCTACAAGCACGTGAATTAACTCAACTTCAAACAATATTGCAAAATCAAATACAAAGATTTGGTGATAACATATTTAAAGAAGGTGCTGTTGTAAAACCTGGTGGCGCTAACATAAACCCGAAGTATGAATTTGTAAAGCTTGATACTACAACGAATACTCTGCCAACCGACGCATCTTCAATAACGACACCTGCAGGCAATGCAAATCTTTTTCTTGGAGCAACATCAAATATACAAGTTAAAGTTTTGCAAGTCGTTACTGCAACTGGTTCTGATCCAGATACTCTTTATGTACAGTACATGAATACTGTTGCGACTTCAGGAACCACTACACCAAGATTAACAGCAGGTGAGAACATAACTAATGGTTCTGTAACTTTAACAGTTCAAGCAACTAACACTACAGCAAATCCAGCAACTGGAGTTGGCATACTTGCCACGTTAGCTTCAGGTATATATTATGCAAGAGGCCATTTTGTTTTTACTGAGGATCAATCAAAGATCATTTCAAAATATAGTGACGATAAGACAACTAACTTAGGATTCAAGTCAGTTGAAGATATTGTTACATCCATAGATGATAATAGCCTTTTTGATAATCAAGGAGCAACTCCTAACTTAACTGCACCTGGTGCAGATAGATACAGAATTAAGCTAACAATTGCAGAAGAAAGTGATGTGGATTCTGACGAAAACTTTATTCACGTGGCTACAATCAAAAAAGGTCAGATATTCAGCGCCGTTTCAACTAATGATGCTTTTAATATACCAGCTGACGTTGTTGCAAAAAGAATATTTGAAAATTCAGGTGATTATATAGTAAAACCTTTTACTGTAAAGTTTGAATTAGATTCTGCTTCGACACATTTAAATTTAAACGTATCTTCAGGCACGGCAGTTGTTGATGGATTTAGGGCTTCAACAACATTTCCAACTACTTTAAGAGTAAAGAAACCGAATTCAACTGTTACAATTAATAATGACGTTACTCCTGTTGATTTTGATAACTCGGTGATTGTCAATACTGATAGTGACGGTGCCACGGAAGGTCTTCCGGATATTAATACTTTTCCAAAGTTAAATCTTAGAAACGCACATGCACATGCTGGTTCGACTATAGGCACGGCTAGAGTCAAAGCCATTAATCATTTTGATAATAAATTAAAATATCATTTGTTTGATATTCAAATGAATTCAGGCCAAGCTTTTCGAAATGTTAAAAGTATAGGGACAGGAAGCTCTGAATATTTTAACGTTGAATTAGAAAACGGTAAAGCCGTACTAAAAGAACCGTTTAACAACTCATTATTATTTCCTACGAGTAAAGCTAGACCAAAGGCTATAACTGATATATCATTTGCAGTTCAACGTAGATTTACTACAACAGCTAACGGTTCGGGACAAGCTTCAATCAGTTTATCTGCAACCGGAGAAACATTTACAAACACTAGTGACTGGATTATTGGCACTGATAGTGCAGTATTAACACCAAGTACATTATTTGACAATCCAACTATTGGTGGAAACGGAAGTACGGCATCGACTATAACTGGACTACCAGCAAGTCAAAATGTTGAGATACTTGCTTACGTTAATAAATCAGCACCATCAATCAAAACTAAGACTTTAACTACTCGCACAGAAGTACTTGCTGGCGGAACCTCAATAACGCTAGGAAAAGCAGATGCATTTGACATAATTGAAGTAATAAAAGCTGGCGATAGTAATACTGATAGAACAAAAATATTTACCTTAGACAATGGTCAAAGAGACAACCATTATGATTTGGCAAGAATTACCTTGAATCCAGGGTTATCAGCAGTTGATAGTTGTCAAGTAAAATACAGATATTTTGAGCACGGTGTATCTGGTGATTTTTTCGCAGTCAATTCATACACTGGTCAAGTTACTTATGATAAAATACCAAGATTTACGACGTCACAAGGAATTAAAGTTAATCTAAGAAACTTTTTAGATTTTAGATCTGTTAAAGGCGCAGCCGGAGAGTTTGACAACTCAGGAACAGGATCTAGAGTTATTGAAGTTCCTCAGCCAGGGACATTGATTACTAGTGACAATGAGTATTTTTTACCACAGGCAGGAAAGTTAGTAATAAATCGTGAAGGAGTAATAAACTTTATACATGGAATGCCTTCTTTTAATCCTAACACACCTAATAGACCTGATCAATCTTTAGGCTTATATGATATATTCATGGGAGCGAACACTGATAATGATTCTGATGTAAGAATTGAAAAAATAGATCATAGACGTTTTACTATGAAAGACATTGGAAGATTAGAAAAAAGAATCAGTAATTTGGAAGATGTTACTTCTTTAAGTTTACTAGAAATTGACACTAAATATTTTCAAACGCTAGACTCGTCTGGTAATGACAGGACAAAATCAGGGTTTTTTGTCGACAATTTTGTGGATCATACTTTTACAGACTTAAGAAAATCTGTAGGTCATCGAGCAGCTATAGATCCAGTTAGTCAGCATATGCGACCTGCATTTTTAGAAGATAATGTAAGATTAATGTATGATTCTGCATCTTCAACAAATACTATAAAGAAAGGCGATAATGTTTACTTGCATTATGATGAAGCGCCATATATTAATCAGAATGAAGCTACAAAAGCTGTTTTCTTAAATCCTTTTGCGGTCGTCATATACGAAGGATTAGTAACATTGTCACCTGCTTCAGATGAATGGAGAGACACTACCAGACTCCCAGATAAAATTGTACACGGGGGAACTAGACTAGCGACTAACAACGCTAACAATTGGAATAACTGGTCTTGGAGTTGGGGTGGTATACCTGTAGAAAATTTAGAAGTAGGATCATCTACAAATACTCAAAGAGGAGTTGTTAACAGAGTCGTAAGTGAAGAAACAGTACTAGATTTAATTGAAGATAGAGTCTTACAAACTGCATTTTTACCATTTATGAGATCGCGTAAAGTTAATTTTAAAATACAGGGTATGAGACCAAACACACAATTATTTCCAATACTAGATGGTATCAACATATCGTCTCTTGCAAGAGAAGAGCCGTTCACTTTTTATTCAGATAATGATAGTGATTTTGGAAATACACTTAATAATTTAACGACTCATCCTGATGGCACCAATACGCTAACAACAGATAATGACGGTAATGTCGAAGGTTCCTTAATTATTCCAAATAATAACACGACAAGAATCAGAGTTGGTACTAAGCAATTAAAATTTTTAGACATATCAGTTGATAAAGAAGAGAATGCCGGTTCAATAGCAAGAGCATCTTATTCTGCAGTTGGCTTCTTAGATACTAAAGAAGCAACGTTTCTATCAACTCGACAGCTTAACGTTCAAGGCTTTAAAGTTCCGCCTCCTCGTTATTATGAGTATGAAGGCGGAGAAACAAGCGATGACGATGGTCCAAATGGCGGTCCAGGGTCGGGTGGAAGTCACGGTATGACAGACGATGATGCAGTTGGTATAGGTAATGGTAATAGTCCTAATGGAAACGGTACATCCGGACCAAGTGGCGCCGGTACAGATGAGGCTCCAGGTGATAATAGTACATATATATGTACAGCAACATTTAATAATGGATTTATAAGTAATAATCATTTTGCTAACCTACGTAGGTATGGAGTTAATTTACGTAGAACGGATCCATACTTGATGCGTGCTTATGACTGGTTTGGTCCAAAAATTGCAAAAACTTTAGGAAATAAATATACTGGTGTATTTTTAACAAATTATTATAAAGCAAAGCAAAGAAAAGAAAAACTTACTTTATCGCAACTAACCTTTGACGTTATCTCAAGAACGACACTAAGACCGTTAGGTAGAGTTATAGGTAAGATTTTAACAATGAAAAAAGGTAACTAAGATGGCAGTAACTTCAACAGGGTATCAACTTAATAAACAACCTATAGCACAGTCATTTTTCATAGATGAACCAAACGGTATATATGCAACTAAAGTTGACTTATTTTTTGCAGCTGCAGATGCAACATTACCTGTTCAAATTCAATTAAGACCAATGGTAAACGGTTTGCCTTCAGATACAGACATTATTCCAGGATCTCAGGTCGTGGTGCCGGCCAGTAGCGTAAACACTGATACATCAGGACCAGAGCTAAATGCAACAACTTTTACTTTTCAAGAGCCTATATTTTTAAAAGGTCAAGAAGATTATGCTTTAGTTGTAACTGCGGATTCAAAAGACTATCAGATATATATTGCAGAAATTAACGAGTTTACTTTCGGTTCAACTGAAAAAAGAGTTAACAAGCAACCTGTGTCTGGAAGTTTATTTTATTCACAAAATGGTGTAACTTTCTCACCGGCACAAAACCAAGATTTAACTTTTGTTTTACACCAAGCAAAATTTAAACATACCTCTGGTGTAATAAGACTTAAAAATGCTGCATTACCTAAATCATTACTTATAGATAATCCAATCACCACAGGTTTAGATTCTGATACAGATGCAACTATAAGAATATTTCATTTAAATCATGGTCTTCAAGTTGGAGACACTGTGGTTATAAGCGGCTCTACTGCAGTTGGCGGTATTGCAGCAAGTAACATAAACGGAAGCAGAACAATTACAGCACGAGACTATACAGGCTATACCGTTGAAGCCGGAGCGCAAGCGACAAGAGCTAGTAAAGGTGGAGGAAGTGCGGTTCAATGTACTAAGAACGTACTCTACAGTGTGATATATCCAAGTGCAGCTACTTTAGAACCTAAAGGCTGTACTATCACAGCAGCTTTAAAATCTACCACTGCGAGATCATTCGCTGGAACTGAAACTGCTTTTCAAAAATCAAGTAACTTCGGTGGAATAAAACTTAATCAAAACAACACTGCTAGGACATTAAGGTTAGTTGCAAATCAAACATCCGAAACAAGTGAACTTGGATCCGGAGTCAAATCCTTGGAAATGAATGTAAACATATCGACGATTGATTCAAACGTGTCACCGATGTTAGACTTACAGAGAACATCCGCAACACTTATTAATAATATAATAGACAAGCAGGCTCAAACTCCTACTGCAGGATTTAATGTTCCTCTTGTTTTTAACGCTGAAACTGGTTCTACACCCGGAAGTCATGCTGCCACGCATGTAACAAGAGTTATAAACCTATTAACAGATGCAGTTGGAATTAGAACTTTACTAGAAGCAAACATACCAAATTCTTGTGACTTTCAACTGTATTTTAGAACTGCCACTTCAGATGAACTAATAACTGATAAGTCTTATACTTTAGTTACTCCTGAAAACACCAATCCTAAAGACGATAATCCAAATGTTTTTAGAGAGTATAGATATCTTATAGGCGGACAAGGTGGAGACTTACCAGCATTTACTAAATATCAACTAAAGATTGTCATGCAAAGTACGAATCAGGCTCAAGTTCCAAGGTTTCAAAGTTTAAGATCAATTGCGTTAAGTGTATAATATGAAAAATTATGTAAAAGTTGAAGGTCATCATGGTTATGTTAGAGATAATACTGGAGTTATACTAAATACTAATCAAGATCAAATTGATGCTGCACGTAAAAGAAAAGCAGAAAGAAAAAAACAACAGAATGAAATTAATGAGTTAAAGAATGAAGTTAGTGACATTAAACAAATGTTAACAAAAATTGTAGAGAAATTAAATGGCTAAAACTATAATAAACTTATCTGATCCAGTATCAACGCTTGTCACCAAGTCTAATACGATATCGAGTCATTTAGGCGATATAACACAACTTAACGTTGGAGCGTCAAATGATTCTGATATAGTGCAAGCAATTAATTTTATAAACGATATAGTACAGAAAACAGACTCTGCTGATATTATTAACCTTATCGATTCAAGTTACGTTCAAGCCAGACAGACTGGTGTTA